ACAAATTCTGCTTCATCAGTAACACTAAGATCTACAACCTTAGTAACTACAACATTATCAGTATCATTTTCAGCAAAAACATCGCCTCGTGGATCATAAGACACACGAAGACGACCCTGATGATAAGGAGATGCTACTATTTTAATTTTATAAATAATAGATCCCCGCCAATTACCAAACATTCTCGACACATGAGCGAGAGGTGTTTCATAATAGGTATCATTAGTTGCCGAATTTAATTGCTGACAATTTGTAGGTGTCACTGATATTTGATAAATATTATCATCCTTTGACAAAGATTGACCCCATTCAGAAATATCAATGAATGATTCACGGCCAACCAAATTACAAATGGCTAGCTCATCATCTTCATCCAAACCTGTGACCCTAGGGTCAATAGTTAACTCATTCTTAGGATCTAGTGTCAATTTTTCAATAGGGACACCGATTTCCGAAGAAGCGAAACCATGGAATGGTTGATTTTTGAATGGCATAACATCCGAAATGACTGGTACATTGGTAAAGCCAAATAATGATGCAATACTGCCAACGGCATTTGCACCAATAGTTGTGGCTTTAGCAAATAAACCAATAACAGGCACTTCTTCCAATGCTGAACTAACACTTGCAACAGCTGAAGCAACCTTAGAAACTGGTCCTTTACCATACTCATCATCTGATTGAACATTGAGTACAGTAGCACCAGTTAGTTTGACATTTTCAGCCCAGGCATAAACGTTAATTGTAACGTTACCAGTTGCACTAGGGTTAGCAGCTTGGAATGGAGCATACTGGAAGAGGGTCAATTCACCCATCTCCTCAAGTCCAGCATTATCCAAGGTCAGCCAATCCTTATGATAAAAGAATGGACATGTCAATTCACCACCCTTATTTTTATGACTTTCAATCATAACATTTGGGCGTTGACTTAACATAATCCGATCATTATAAGGCATAGGATTAGCTGTTCGAAGAGATCGATTGAAGTAAGGAAGAGGCTGATATGCAGCACAATAGTTACCATAAATGAATGGAGAACTATTGACCACAAACTTCAGCTTCAGATCACAACGGATATAGGCAAAATTATCTAATTTCTTCATAATCTTTGGATTGGTGAAATAATTCAACCAAGGAAAGAAAATTCGGGAATTAGAAAAAGCCTCACCCTGAGGGATACTGTAAGAATGAATCAATGTAGGTCGGGACATAAAATCTCCCAAAGCATATGATTCAGCCAATCCTGTATGTATTGGATCTAATACGGATGTCTTACCATCTGTATTATCTTCAATACCTTCAGCGAACTCAACAACTTCATGTTCCTCGTGCACAGCTCCCACTCCTTCATCGACTTCATCGGACGATTGAATGGTAAAGAGTTGCTCTTTACGAGAAACATGTTGAGAAACTTCTTCTTCTAATTGAACAATACGTTTCTCTAACTCATTGATACGTGCCTCTTGAAAAACAAGATCACGAATCATTGATCTTTGTGCTGTTTTAAGACCAGCAAAGTCTGTTTCTGTATTTAAAATGTTTCCAAGTAAATTAAAATCCATAAAAAACGCTACTTAACATTAATTATTTATGTGAATTTTGTGGTGACCAGCTGGCACCTTTTCTAAAAAGAAATTTTGGGGAACGCCCATGCAAGTAATACTATAGTATTCCATTCTCTCCACTTCCAAGCTTCACAACGCTATTGGATGGAGCAGTAACTAATACTAAAGAGTCTCTTTTGCTTTGTTTTAAAACAGGTCATGACTTACGACCTACCAGATTATAGTCGTGGCAGACTTAGACCAGATTAAGCTCTGGGAACTGCAGATTGGAATCTGTCATTCAACTCATCCCACAATGGTAGTGTGGTATCAGTTACGTAAAATTCCAATTTGTTCTCAGCTATAATTTCTTCAAACAATTTGCGTTTTTCTTCAAAGGTTTCTTTACCATAGAAGAAATACTCACAGATTGCACTTGAAATAATAGCTACAGACTGAGCTTCAGGTGAAAGTGTTTTACTTGCAACACCAATTGTAAGACTCTTTAAAATAGAATCTTCCTCAAGGGGAGCAAGATAAGCTTTCACATCCTTATCCCATCGCCATGTTCTCTTTAAAAAAGAACAATCAGATAAAGTAATATAAGGAATAGATTCAGTCTCTTTATCAGCCATAGTATACGTAATACCAGCATCTGCTAGCACACGTTGAATTGTACTATGATTGAAAAAAGGAGCTTCCTTTGAAACACCCATGATGTTATCATCACCATAGGTCATCAAAGCTACATGCTTCTTGAATTTTTTGGCATTGCCTTCAGGACTCAATTTAGCATAGCAATATCTCATATAGAGAGCATTAGCTAAACCATTGACAATAACAGTCAATGGATGTCCTGATGGATTACTACCATAAAATTCAATCAAATCACCGTTAAGATCAACTAGTGGGAATGCTGTATCTTCAGCAATACCTTGAACAACTTTCAAATCACTTTCAGAATATCCTGCTTGTTTACACAAGCGACGGATAATATCGAAAGCAGCTAAAATAATTGTACTAGGCATTGATTTATCAAATGCAGCATAATCACCAGCAACCATACGGTCCTCACCAAATTGCACTAAATAGGTACGAATGTTTTCCCACTCACGGGAAGCAGCATTAGTACCCGGAGCACCTTCAAAGATAAATCTATTGTTCTGCATAACTCTAATCACTGATAAGAGATATTTACGCACAACAAAAGACCAATCAGCAGGTGCTCCTGTGAAGACTCGTGTCTTCTTCTTCTCAATTTTGGCAAATTTAGTGGCTTCATCCTTCAGATGACCACAGAAATTAGGCATGTATCGTTTTCCATCGTGATAATTATCAATCACAACTTGAACACGATCCATGATTTCTTCTGTGAATTCAACTGGTTCAGATAAACCCTCTAAAGCTGGAATAGGTCTAAGAAAATTCTTCTTAGTCTTCTTCCAGGGGTTACCAGCACTGGTGCTACGGTTAATTTTATCAACGAAAGCAACACCTGGTGCACCATTCAAAGTGGTAACATCATCATAAACCATGATATCATCCCAATCAGATTGAGATAAACCACTGATGATGTCAGCATAATATGATTCAACACAGTCATTTAGGACATTATTGTCCAATTTAACAACTGGATGAATCATATCATTAAGAGCAATATGCCATGGTTCCCAGCCTTTCATAACTGGAGCACCATGTTTGACGATTACTCCACGCTTCTTCATAGATTCAGCAATGTAAGTTTCCTGTACATTCGATCTATGATTAGCACGATGACCATCAAATGAACCATAAACATTAGCTGTTCCATCAGCAAACCACCTAATAGGTGCACGTTGACTTAAATCATTTAAGTTACGCTGAGCTGAAGGAGCACTCAATAAAGGTTCTCCACTCTGAATGTGGGGTTCATCAAATCTGATGAGAGCTTGATCAATGTCGTCTCTAGTAATACCAGAAGACAACACAACATCATTACCACCAGCCATATGATAGCCCACAATAACTGGTCCTAAACCAGTTTTAACAATCATAAGTGATCCACAATCGCCTCGTTGGGTAGGAGTATACACTCTACCCTGATAGGCTAATCCTGTAAATTTGGAGGTTAAAACACCTCCTTCAATCTTATAGTTCTTTTGAGGAACTATAGCTTTAATCTCGCGTTCAAAAATAGAACCATCCTCACAACGACCCAGATATACACCCGAAAAATTTCCTTGAATAGGAGTTTTCGAGAATAATTCTGAAATACATTTGCGAGGAGGAATATTACGAATACGAACAAAAGCTAAATCTTTAGCAGGATAGCGGATAATATCACTCTGACCAATTGTAATAGTCATATTGGATGAAACACCCATATCTTTGGGTTGAGAAACCATCTCAACTTCTAAGATATCACTATCTTCGGGTAAACCATGATTATTACACATGTAAATGTGACTACTGATAGCAGTAGCTCTAATTACACGTGAAACACGGTTACCATCAACATTTCTGAAACTTCTGAAATGTACCATATTACGGCTCAGAATATTCTTAATTTGATTAAGTTCTAAAGCCTTGTATGACACAGACATTGGCGAAACATCAAAAGATGTTAATTCAAAATCATCCTTTTTCCAAGGATTGGGTTTTTCATCTTGTGCCGTTGGCATCTTACCATATGAACTGCTTTTATAAGTCTCAGACTCATTGTTATGTTGAGTAACAACAACTTCTGGAGACTTATTAAAGTAGCCATAAACCATGGAAGAAACTTTGTAGATAGCATAGTACTTTGCAATACTCTTAGTAACTTTAATAAGCGTAGAGTACTTGCCTATGTTAGATTCCACTCGTTCACCCATGTCACGGAATTGAGCTCTTAAAACTTGTAATTTAGCTTCTTCACTTACAACTTTACGTTCGAGAGTTTCTCGAACAAAGTTAGTGCGAAGAGCCAATTGACAAAGTTTTAAAAACCAGCTTCTATTAACATGCCACAGAATAATCATTAACAAATAATATCTGATATAATCACCCCAACTTGGTTTGGAGTTAGTTAGATCAGTTGATTGAATGTTCAATTCACATTTGCATTTATCTTGGTTATAAAAACAAGAATTACAAATCTGAATTTGAGACATATCATTATCACTATGGTTAACAATTTCCTGAATGTCTTCATGAATTCTAGATTGCTTGGCAAACCAAGCTAAGAAGTCATCAGTTTCAGTGAATACAGCTACCTCCTCGGTAACTGCACCTTGTCTCATACGGTTTTGACCAGCCGGAATTACACGTTTTACTGTGTAAATCCAGTAATTAGGCCATTCACCATCAATTTGAGACTCTTTAGCCTTTTGTGAGTCTAACATGCATCCATCCTTAGTGAATTCCGGTTTAGGAACTACATCAAGGATGTAAGGCATACGACGTCGAGCAGCTAAAGGAGTTTGATAATAATGAAAAGCATTTAAATCCTCACAATTGGTTGAACCAATTACAAGTCGTGCACGCATAGGTGTACGACCTTTGTCAGCTAAATCAGCTTGTGTAGGAATAAAAGGCACATTATTAACAACTTGGATCATCTCCATAACAGAAGAATCACCTTCAGATGCTTTACCAGGATGGCGGAAAGCCATATCATCCATAACTACACACCATTGTGTAGAGTTAAATCCAGACCAAAATTGATCTACAGGATTACGAGTATAACAATATTCGCTGGATGTAGGTAAATTGTGAACTTTACCATATTGGTAAAATAACATCTTAGTAAGAGTTGATTTACCAATACTGGAACCACCATAGAGTAAAATACTAAAAGGGGCTTTACGCTCCTTCATAGCTTCACGTTTAGTGGTTTCATTCAAAAGAATCATTTGCAATTTATGCAATGTAGAAGCAACTAATCGCTTCTCATAATTGCCTAAATTAGCAGCATGCTTAGAAATAGCTTGACCCTTATCAATAGTATCTCTAAGATCAGCTAAAAATGAAAATCGATCAAATCCGTGTGCTTCTGGGAAAGCTAAGCATTGAGCTTTCAATTCCAGATCACGTGCGGAATTGAACCAAGATTCATAATTAGAACCTGAATGATACAAAGGATCAAGTTGACCAGTCTTCATGCACTGGACACCTCTTTCACATAAAAATGTGATAGTGTCTAAAAGTGCATGAATAAAATCAGGACCCATATGATATTGGCGTTTAAGTGCTTCTTGTTCAATCTTTGAATATTTGAAAGTATCAAATGTGATACCAACTTTTTCAAAGAGAGATAAACTTAAAGCATACATGCCAAATTTGTAAAGCTTCTTAAAAAGAGGAGCTTCACGAATTGCTTCATATTGGTCAAGATATCCTCTCACAGTAGAAAAGACATCCTCAGATGACTGAACTTCCAATTCATCAAATAATGAGTGGAATTTTTCAGTCAAAGCATGAAGATTCGAGCTAGAGAAAAGCGGACCATTGCTACGTAACTTAATAAAGTTAATCATAGCAATAGTATAATCTGCATTATTTCTGGCACGAGTGATGTGGTAGATTAAAATACCAACATCTTCCAAAAGTTTACCAACGAATGATAAACCTTCAGTTTCAAAGAACTTACTCATCACTCCATCATAAATCATTTTGGGAATGTATTCATCGACGGATTGAATAGAAAGTTCTTGGAGTACACATTGCTCAGCCTCTTTAACATGAGTGTAAAGAGGTGGGTAAGTGTACTCACTCTGGGATCCTCCCAGTAGGAAATCCGTGTGTACATAAAGTACATCACGGTGTTTAATGTTATATTCAGTTAAAGCAATTTTCTTGTGAGAAAGAGGCTTTTGCTGATATGTAACATAAAACTTAGGTTTGCGCATAAAACTGCAAAGCTTGGGCTTTTCAGACATATGCACATCTAAGCGAGCTTGAATGAATTCATAGATTTCACTTGTATAAGTGAATTCTTGTTTCATCATAAAAGCTTTGTCCGGGAAGGATAAATAAATCCATCGAGGACAGTTGGTCTTAGGGACCTTGGTGATAGTCTGTCGCTGAATTGGATCAGCGAGACCTATCGTCGACATGTGGGTAGCCGGTTGCGAGTTCGCAACTTCTACCTTCGTAACTAGAGCGGCAATCTTGGAGCTTTTGAAAAACATTGTTATGTTGTATATCGTTTGTTCTTATTGGTTGTACTGTAGTTTTAAAAAGCGTATTGTTTCACCCGGCCGAGGGATATTGGTATTTATTGGTTCCAATTCCTAGTTCTGGACTTTTACCTGAACAGTACATTTATAACCAATCATATATAATTCATCAATATTCTAATAAAGACTAATGTGCTAAATAAGCACTCATCATATCTGCTACGGCAAATACTGTCTTCTAAATATTATAGTGTCGGAGTTTCCTCACGGAGTGACTATAATATCTTCCAAGAATAAAGAATTCTTATATAATCAATGTTATAAAGGTTTTCGCATCAATATGAGAAAGTAAAAAGGAAATGTTTTATTTTTATGTTTAGATGCTTTTATTCTTTTTATGTTTTGATGGTAGCCTGTAAATACGATCTCTCGGCTACTAGAAGAGATATACGAAAAAATTAAAAGTAAAATATAAAAGAATTGTAAAATAAAACGTTGAAATTTTGGCTCTATCAATGAGCGAGGGGACATAATGTCCCCAAACCTAGATTTTATGCAAAATCTAGAAAAATGGAGCTTAACGATGCTCCGTACGGTATTTTCGAAATTACTAAATACTAGTTACTTAAATTATAAGCTTTTCGAGAGGTTATATGATGATTTAAACTTGAACGAGAGGTGTTCATCAAATTAACTTATTATGCTTATAAAGAAAGTTCTATATATCTAGCGCTTTCTAACGTTACAATGTTAGATTTGTTATAGGGGTTAACTCCCCAGTAGAAATAATGTTGTTGCGTTGGAGACGACTTAAGAAGTGACTATATAATAGTATTAGGATTGCATGAAAATGTGTATGGCGGCAAAAAGACATACATCCTAATAAATTATATAATTTAGATAAGTCTTTTTGAAATAATACTGTACGATTCATACAAATGTAGTGTGGTCACTAAAAATGCATGGATAGTAAAACTACTATCCATCTACTGACAACAACAACTGTATACGATACCCGATTAGGG